CGCCGTTCTGCGCCGCGCCGCGGCGTACATCGACCGCATCCCGCCCGCGATCTCAGGCTCGGGCGGGCACAGCCAGACGTATGCCGCCGCGACGGCGATGGTGCATGGGTTCGGGCTCGACCCCGAGACGGCGTTCGGGCTGCTGTGGGAGCGGTACAACCCGCGATGCCAGCCGCCGTGGTCGGAGAAGGAGCTGCGGCACAAGGTCAGCGACGCCGCGAGCAAGCCGCACGATCGCCCGCATGGGTGGCTGCGGGACGCCCAGAAGCCCGACGACTCGGGCGGCGTGGACCTCTCCGGGTTCGATCCCGAGCGCTGGCGCGCCACCGGCGAGCGTCCACGCCCGGAGCGTCCGCCCGATCCGGGGCCGTTCCCCGACCACCTGCTCGGCGTGCCGGGCTTCATCGAACAGGTCGTGGCGTACAACCTGGCGACGGCAACACGCCCGCAGCCCGTCCTGGCGCTGGCGGCCGCGATCTGCCTCCAGGCCGTGCTCGCCGCCCGCAAGGTGCGCGACGAGCGCGGCAACCGGACCAACGTCTACTGCGTCGGCATCGCCCCCTCGGGCGCCGGCAAGGACAACGCCCGGAAGGTCAACAAGAACATCCTCTTCGCCGCCGACATGGTCGAGCACGAGGGCAACGAAGACCTCGCGTCCGACGCCGGGCTGATCACCGCTGTCGAGGCCGAGCCGGCGGTCCTATTCCAGATCGACGAGTTCGGGCGCTTCCTCCGCACCATCGGCGATCCCAAGAAGGCCCCGCATCTGTTCAACGTGCTGACGGCGCTCATGAAGCTCTACAGCAGCGCCGACACGGTCTTCCGGGGCAAGGCCTACGCGGACAAGAAGCGGAACAAGGTGGTCGATCAGCCGTGCGTGAGCGTCTACGGCACGACCGTCCCCGAGCACTTCTTCGAGTCGCTCACCGCCGACAGCCTCAGCGACGGGTTCATCGCCCGCTTGCTCGTGTTCGAGTCGGCAGAGACACCGGCGCGGCAGCGGGCCAAGGCGATGGGCGTGCCCGAGCCCCTGAAGCAGGCAGCGGAATGGTGGGGAGCGCTGCAGCCCGGCGGGAACCTCTTCAAGGAGCACCCCAAGCCGATCGTGGTGGAGACCACGCCGGAGGCGGGCGAGGTGTTCGACGCGCTCGCCTCGACGGTGGATGCCGAGCTGGGCAAGCCGGACGAGACGGGACGGTCGCTGTGGGCTCGAGCGGAGGAGAAGGCGTGCCGCCTCGCGCTGGTCTACGCCTGTTCCGCGAACGCCGAGAAGCCCGTGATCGACGCCGACGCCGCCCGCTGGGCGTGCGACCTGTCGTCGTACCTGACGCGGCGGATGCTCTACATCGCCCACGAGTGGGTCGCGGACGGCGTGTTCGACGCCCGGCAGAAGCGCGTCGTGCGGGTGGTGCGCAAGGCCGGTGGAAAGATCTCCCGCAGTGAACTCTGCCGCAAGACGCAGTGGTTGACCCAGCGGGAGCGGCAGGAAGTGATCGACAACCTCCTGGAAACACAGCAGTTGCGGCAGGAGGAGGAAACCTCCGCGACGCGGCCGAAGGTGGTGTATGCGCTGCCCTGAACCGAATCTTTCAATCTTTCAGCTATACACCGCGCGCGTAGATGCGCGCGCGTGGGGACGAAAGGGTGGTATTGAAAGATTGAAACATCTCTCTTTTCCTGAATTCTCCGGGATTTCCGGCCCTTGCCGCGCGGGGAATCCTTCAGATCTTTCAGCGCGGCATGGTTCCTTCCCGCCAGGATTCGCAAGGCTACGCCCGCGGGAACAGCCGCAAGGGGAGACACAGTTTGTTTCGCGCGTCCGGGGCCGGGGTGGCCCGGTGGCGGGGTTGGTACGCCTCCCCGCCCGGAACGCGACGTGGGCCAACGTGGGCGAACCCGTGGCCAACGGGCACGGCCCGTAGCGGGGCGAAAAGGGGCGGACGTGCCGCCCCGGACGGGCCTGTAGCCCGAGCAATCCAGCCAGCAATCCAGCGATCCACCGATCCCCGGACCCACCGCATGTGCGGCGGGCCACCACGACGCCCCAAGCGCTGGCGCTTGCCGCCGCGCGTCCGAACGGAGATCGCTGTGAACATCGAGACGCTTCCTATCGACGCGGTCAAGGAGTACGACCGCAACCCCCGCACCATCAGCGACGCCGCGATCGATGCGGTCGCCAAGAGCATCGAGGCGTTCGGGTTCAAGATCCCGATCCTGATCGACGCGGACAACATCATCATCGCCGGGCACACTCGCCTGCGCGCTGCGCGGAAGCTCGGCCTCAAGGAGGTGCCGACGATCCGCGCGACGGATCTCACGCCCGACCAGGTCAAGGCGCTGCGCATCGCCGACAACAAGGTCGCATCGCTGACGTCGTGGGACATGGAACTGCTGCCCATCGAGCTGGCGGACCTCAAGGGCGTGGACTTCGATCTCGCGCTGCTGGGCTTCAGCGCCGAGGACCTCGCGGCGATCATGGCCCCCGCCGGCAACGAGGGGCTTGTCGACCCCGACGACGTGCCTGCGCCGCCCGATGCGGCGACGACCGTCCCCGGCGACATCTGGGTCCTGGGCAACCACCGCTTGATGTGCGGCGACTCGTCCAAGCGGGAGGACCTGGACCGCCTGCTCGCCGGCCAGGCGATCCACCTCGTCAACACGGACCCGCCATACAACGTGAAGGTCGAGCCGCGGAGCAACAACGCGATCGCGGCCGGGCTGTCATCGTTCACGGCGACGCAGCGCAAGGACGCGAGCGCCGGCGACCAGCAGTCGGCGGACCTGCACCGCTACCCGGAGAAGTCCAAGCCGACGCACAAGAAGCTCCGGGCCAAAGACCGCCCCCTGGCCAACGACTTCGTGTCGGACCAGGAGTTCGACCGCCTGCTCGCGGCGTGGTTCGGCAACATCGCCCGCGTGCTGATCCCCGGCGGCGGGTTCTACATCTGGGGCGGCTACGCGAACTGCGCCAACTACCCGCCGGTGCTCAAAGCGATGGAGTTGTACTTCAGCCAAGCGGTGATCTGGATCAAGGAGCACCCGGTCCTGACGCGCAAGGACTTCATGGGCAACCACGAGTGGTGCTTCTACGGCTGGAAGGAAGGCGCGGCGCACCGCTTCTTCGGCCCGGCCAACGTGCCCGACACCTGGTCGATCAAGAAGGTCAACCCGCAGAGCATGGTCCACCTCACCGAGAAGCCCGTCGAGTTGGCCCGCCGCGCGATCGAGTTCTCATCGCGCCCCGGCGAGAACGTGCTCGATCTCTTCGGCGGGAGCGGGAGCACGCTCATCGGTGCGGAGATGACCGGGCGGCACGCCTTCCTCATGGAGCTCGACACGCTCTACTGCGATGTGATCGTGCAGCCCCCCACGCTGGGAGAAGTTCACGGGCCGCAAGGCTCGCCCATCGCCAAGAAGAACGGCCCCAGCGTGTGCCGGGGCCGTCGGTGATTCCTATTCAGTTGTCGCAAGACGAACACTTACGCCGCAATCGTCGCCTGGGCCTGCTCGGACCACGGCCCGCGCTCGCCGGTGGGCGAGACCCACCGCATCCACACGTAGTTGGTCTTGCCGCCGTCCTCGCTGGGGAAGTTGAGCACGTACGGGGCGTTGGTGTCCACGGCGACGAAGCGCAGGTCGCTCTCGCCGGTCGGCGGTGTGATGCCGACCTTGTTCCAGATTTCGACCCCGAGCACGCCCGCGGGCTTGGCCTTGCGGGTGGGCGTGGCGCTGTCCACGAAGCGGAGTACCTGTTGCAGGCGGTTGCCGCACTCGATGGAGCAGATCGGAGCCGTGGTCGGCGGGCCGATCGGCCCGGGGGTCTGCGCGACGGTAATCCCCAGCGACGCCTTCTCGGCATCGCTCACGACCGCCGACGCCTGCAAACGGCGCACGAGCGGGCGGATCGCGGCGACGTACGCGGCGCGGGCTTCGTCTTTGGTTTGCTTCGCGGCCTTCGCGGCGTTGGCGGCGACGATGTGCGCCGGGAACGCCGTCGCCCAGCCGGTCTGCGCGGTTGTGACGGGCGTCATGTCGGCGGCGACCAAGCCGAGAGCGGCGAGGTTGGCGTTGGCGTAGGTCACGAAGTTGGACTGCCACGCCTGAAAGTTCGCATCGGGACCGGGGATGTAGTCAGCCATGATTCAGGTACTCCATCAGTGGATTCGGCGGCTTGCTCAGTGAAACGCCGTCCGGCTACCCAAGCCGTCGATCGGCACGCGGGGGGCACTGCGAGCAAGATCAGCGAGCGCGCGGAGCGACTTGAACAGTGGCTACAACAGTCGGCAGTTGTTAGAGGTCAATTGCGGTGGTTACACCAGGGCGCAACCGCACTCGGGACACATGGCGGCACCATCTGCCTGCAACGGGATACCGGATAAGTTGTACCCGCATCGAATGCACTTGCCATTCCTTACCCGCCTCCACGACAGAACGAGCAACAACGCCGTGAAAAGGAGCCAAAGCACAGTTCCGTACAACATCGCGCTGACGACAGCAGGCTTCCAGATCGGATTCCACGCGACTCCCCACGCGGGCCGGGCAACCCACGGATTCTCGAACGACCCCAGCCCATCCGTTTCCTTCTTCGTCACAGCGCTGTAGTCGTCCGAAGCGACGAACAAACGCCCACGAACGCGCAGGACGCGGATGGGCCAGCCGTACGCGACGGTTTCGACCAGTCCCACCAGACCGCTCTCAGGTGGCGAGCCCGCCCACGCGGGCGGGGCCACGCCAGCCCCCTGGACCGACTCGGCCTTGCCAGTCCGCAACGCCGGGTCGTCGTCGCGAGCGAGCGCTTGACGGTCCCACGCGGCCCAGTCCGCAGGCAGCATGCGCTGAAGCCTCACGGAATCCCAGAACGGCGTCCGCTCCCAGTGCAGAATGCGCCGCCCATCCGGTGTGCGAATCGCCAGGTCGCGGGCGACGGTTTGCTCGCGACCCGAGGATTCATAGGCATCGAACCACGTTCGCGGGACCTGGGCCGAGCGAGCTAGTGACGCGAGAGAAGCGACGCCAACACTCAGCGCGAGCCCCGTGGCGAAGCAACACGCGACACGACGAAAGCCACCCAGGGCGTGTTTTCTCCATCGCGGCTGTCGTTGGAGAGCGGTACTCATGATGGGCCGATCGACGATCGCGCCAGCCAGCAGCCGTCGGTCAAGCAGAGTGACCCTTGCCCGCCTCGTATCCGCCACGCATCACGGTGCGGAGTAGCACGGGATGGTGTTGTTGATGTGCTTGGCGGGCGGTCCCGGCGGCATGTACGGCCTGATCTTGTCACACGGGCTGGTGGGAGCAGACGGCGTGCTTCCATCGGGCAGCGTCGTCGGAGTGCAGTTTGTGGGTGGCGTGTACCACGTGGGAATCTCGTTGCAGCACTGTTGCAACTTCTCGCAGAAACGCCTCTGCATGTCCTCCCAATCCCACCAGGGCTTGGGTTCGAGCGGGCTGGGGTGCTGGCCCGGCGGCCAGGTCGCCGGAGGACTACCCGGCTTCCACCCTTGGCAGAGCATCCCCGATTGGTGCGCGATCGCGATGGCCGCGTCGTTGGCGTCCTTCAGCGTGGAGTACGGCCCGTGCGTCTGTCCCGTGTACGGATCAATCAAGAAGTACAGCCCGTCGATGATGACGATGGTCATCGCGTGTCCCTGATCGATGTACACGGGCTGTCCGCTGGGATCAAGAACGGGCTGGCCGTTCGCGTCCAGCTTCGGGCACTTCCAGTAGAAGCCGAATATCTTCACGTCCATATTCGGGTACTGCTGCTTGAGCCATTTCAGTAGCCATTGGGCCATCGCGTTGGAAAAGTCATCGCAATCAAATCGACCGCGGGGATTCGGATTGGTGGGCGTCCGGTCATTTTCGCCTTTGTACAGCCCCTTGCTCTTCATGCACGCGAGGAGCGACCGCTTCACCCAAGCCTGCAAGTCGCAGTGAAACTGCTCAAGCCCCGGCGGGATCGCGACGGGCGTCGGCATGGTCGGAGCCGTAGCAGGCGGCGTTACCGCTGGCTGCTTCACGAGGTTGACGCTCTTGAAAGCCTCACCGAGCATCATGAAGTTGTCGAGTTTGTACTCCTCGGAAGCCGTGATCGCCTCGATCACCATCGCCAGGTGCTTGGCGAGCACCGCCGGGTCGTCGTCCGTGCCCGTGATGAACTCGCCGTTGAGCGTGTAGTTCTTGAACTTCGCGGCGACCGCGGGATCATCCCGCATGAGATCGACCAACGAGTACGGAGCACCGGCCGCGCCCCAGGGGTCCAGCCGGTGCTGATACAACTCGTTGAACACATCAAACGCCGGGGCCAGCATGACCAGCCGGTCGTCGGGGGGCGTATTGGTAAACCAGAAGAGGTCGGCATCGGGCCACGTCTGTCCCGCCTGCTCGAACTGGTATGCCGTCGCAAGAAAAATGCGCAGCTCGGCCTTGTTGGTCGGATCGGATCGGTCCCACGCCGTAGCGACCGGTTGAGCCTGGGCCACCGCGGCACTCAACACGGCAAGAAGGGAAGCGAACAATCGCATCGGTCTCATGGAATGGTTTCCGACTCGTGGGGAAGCGGTCTCGAACCGAGCGGCAGAGTAAGGCATCCATGTATCCGTGTCAAGCTGGGCAAGTTCCCCCCGACGCTTGTCAGTGGCAACCGGATCGCCAGCAGCGGTGAAGGTGCGTCGACAAGGACACAACCGGGCGTTGATCGGCTCCTATGGGGCGGATTGCCCTTGTCACGCCGCCACCGTCGCCGCCGCGACCTCCGACCACGGCCCTTTCTCGCCGCGCGTGTTGACCCACCGCAGCATGTAGACCGCCGTCTTGCCGCCCGCCGCCGCCGGGTAGTCGGTGGCGAAGGCGGTCTTGGTCGTCATGGTCAGGAACGAGAGCGCGGCGGGGTCCGTCGGCGCGGGGGTGCCCGCGTCAACGAGTTTCACCCACACCTCCGCGCCCAGCACGCCCGCGGGTCGGGCGCGTCTCGTTGGGGTGGATTCGTCCACCAGCCGCAGCGAGTGTTGCAGCCGCGTGCCGGTATTGACGAGCACCAGCGGGCGCGTGCGCGGCGTCTGCGCCGGGGTGTTGCTCAGGTCGCGCACGGTGATGCCCATCGTCGCGCGGTCGGCGTCGGTCGTCGTGGGATACGTCTGGATGAAGTTGGCGATTGGGCGCACCTGCCTTTCCAGTTCGCGCCGGGCCGCGTCCTTGCTCTGCCGCGCGGCTTCCGCCGCCGCCTGGGCGCGGACGTGCGCCGGGTAGTCCTTCACCCACTCCGCGAGGGCCGTTTCCAGCGGCTTGAGGTCGGTCGGGTCAAGCCCGTTGGCATCCCACCACTTCTTGACGGCCTCGTAGTAGTGGTCCGCCCACGCGGAGAAATCACCGTCGGGCCGGGGCATGTAGTGTTCGCCTGAGCGGGGCATGAGCAGGTCTCCAAACGCCGATGAATCCCTCGCGGGGCGCGGCGGTTCCTCTCAGGAGGGCACGCCCGCCACGCGACAAGTCGATCGTCAGACGCGATCATCGGCCCGTCAGACGCGACACTTCAGTCGGCGGACGCGACAAACAAGAAATCGCACGCGACAGGCGAGAAATCGCGTGCGATATGCGAATCGGCGGACGCGACAGGTCATCCGTCGCGTGCGACAACCCAATCGGCACACGCGACCAGCGACGCGGCGGCGGGGGGATGTGGCTTGATCTGCGGGAATTGCCGTGTCTTGACGCCAAAGCGAGGGCGGGCTGTTGGGGGGTGCGATGGCGATGCCGCGCGGCTCGGGCAAGACGTCCCTCTGCGAGGTGGCGTGCCTGTGGGCGCTGCTCTACGGGCACCGCGAGTTCGTGGCGCTCATCGGCTCCGACGAAGAGCACGCGGCGGGGATGCTCGAGTCGATCAAGGCGGAGCTCGAGAACAGCGAGGTCCTCGGGGCGGACTTCCCGGAGGTCTGCCATCCCATCCGCTCGCTCGAGGGCATCCACCAGCGGGCCTCGGGGCAACTCTTCCAGGGCAAGCAGACGCACATCGGGTGGACGGCGCGAGAGATCGTGCTGCCCACGATCCCCGGCTCGGCGGCCTCGGGGGCGATCATCCGGGTCGCCGGGATCACCGGCCGCATCCGCGGCATGAAGCACAAGCGCGTCGACGGGGTGAGTGTTCGTCCGTCGCTCGTGCTGATCGATGACCCGCAGACCGACGAGAGCGCCCGGTCCCCGTCGCAGTGCGCCACGCGGGAACGCATCCTGGCAGGCGCGATTCTCGGTCTCGCGGGACCGGGCAGGAAGATTGCCGGGCTGATGACGCTGACGGTGGTCCGCCCCGACGACCTGGCCGACCGCATCCTCGACCGGGACAAGCACCCGCAGTGGCAGGGCGAGCGCACGAAGATGGTGTACTCGTTCCCGACTGCCGACCGGCTGTGGGCCGAGTACGCCCGCCTGCGTGCGGAGGGACTTAAGGCCGACCGGGGCGGAGCGGAGGCGACCGCGTTCTACAAGGCCCATCGCGCGGAGATGGATTCCGGCGCGGTCATCGCGTGGCCGGAGCGATTCAACCACGATGAACTCTCCGCGGTGCAGCACGCGATGAACCTGCGGCTGCAGAACGAGGCGGCGTTCTTCGCGGAGTATCAGAACGAGCCTCTCCCCGAGGTTCAGGCGTCGGACGACCTGCTCACGGCAGACCAGATCGCGGCGAAGGTGAGTGGGCACCAGCGCGGGCAGGTGCCCCTGGGCTGCACGCGCCTGACGATGTTCGTGGACGTGCAGGGCAGGGCCCTGTTCTACCTCGTGGCCGCATGGGAGGACGACTTCACCGGGTACGTGATCGACTACGGCACCGAGCCTGATCAGAAGACCGGCTACTTCACGCTCCGCGACCTGCGGCGGACGCTGGCGACGGCGGCCCCGCGGGCAGGTGTTGAGGGTGCAATCTACGCCGGGCTTGAGCGGCTCATCGAAGCGACGGTGGCTCGCGAGTGGCGGCGCGACGACGGCGCGATGGTCCGCATCGACCGCTGCCTGATCGACGCCAACTGGGGTTCGTCCACCGACGTGGTGTACCAGTTCTGCCGCCAGAGTGCGCACGCGGGTGTGCTCATGCCCAGCCACGGGCGGTACGTCGGGGCGTCGAGCATCCCCTTCAGCGACTACAAGCGCAAGCGCGGCGAGCGGGTCGGACTGAACTGGCGTGTGCCGGTGGTGACCGGCAAGCGTGCGGTTCGGCACGTGCTCTTCGACACGAACTTCTGGAAGTCGTTCGTGCATGCGCGGCTGGCCGTGCCGATGGGCGACCCCGGGTGCCTGTCGCTTTACGGCAGCAAGCCCGAGCCACACCGATTGCTGGCCGAGCACTTGACGAGCGAGTACCGGGTGCGGACCGAAGGCCGGGGCCGCACCGTCGACGAGTGGAAACTCCGCGTCGAGGGGCTCGACAACCACTGGCTGGACGGCCTGGTCGGCTGCGCGGTTGCAGCATCGATGCAGGGGGCGGTGCTGTTCGGAACGGATGCAAGGGCGACACCTCGCTCGCGCATCCGTCTCTCAAACCTGCAGAGGAGCAGGCGATGAAGAACACGGATGTGTGCACACCAAAGGCGGATGACCAACGGGGCTTGCGCTGTCCAAAGTGTGGGTGCGCACATTGGCGCGTGGTCTACACCCGCGCGAGGCCGGGCGGGCGGCTCGTGCGTCGGCGAGAGTGCCGCAACTGCGGAAAGGGCGTCATCACGACCGAACGAGTCATTGGATAAGCCATCTCGTTCCATATGCGTAACCATTTGCGTCGCCGATGGCCAAGTGTCGAGACTGCGAGCCAGACGCGACGTACAAAGTGGGGTAGACATCCAGACCGGAGGTTCCCGGAGGCGAACGGTGAGCGGCTGATCCCCGAGCGCCGCCAAGCCAAGCGAGCGATGCGCCGTGCAGGGCTGCACCCCTGTGCGGCGTTGTGCTTTTTGGCATCGCCTCTTGGAACCGCCGGCCTGGTGCAAGGACGCACGAAACGATGCCAGACCCCATTCCCGATCTTGAGCAGGCCATCCGCGACAACGCGGCCGGGCCGAAGCGCGCGCAGGGCGACGCAGGCAGCGTCGAACAGCACTCGCTGCCCGATCAGATCGAGGCGGTGAAGTTCCTGGCAAGTGCAGAGGCGGCCAAGAAGCCTTCCAAGGCCCTTCGACTCACGCGGCTGATCCCGCCCGGCGCGGAGGGAGGCTGATGCTCGGACTCTTCCGATCCAAGCCGACCCCCGCGCCCGCGAAGACGCTCTCCCCGGTCAGGGGCGGCATCATCCGTCGCCTGATTCGGGCCGGATTCGATTCCGCCGTCACCAACGATCACAACCGCAAGCACTGGGCCGGCGCTGATGGCCTCAGCGCCGACGCGGCGGCCTCGCCCGAGGTGCGACGCACGCTCCGCAACCGCGCACGGTACGAGGCGGCGAACAACTCCTATGCCAAGGGCATCGTGCTGACCCTCGCCAACGACGTGGTGGGCACCGGACCGCGTCTGCAGCTGCTCACCGATGACGACGGCGGCAACGAGCGGATCGAGCAGGCGTTCATGGCATGGGCCAAGGCGATCAGCCTCCCGGAGAAGCTCCGCACCATGCGGGCCTCGCGCGCCACCGACGGCGAGGTCTTCGGCGTTCTGGTGAGCAACCCACGCCTGCCGACGGCTGTGAAGCTCGACATCCGGCTCGTGGAGGCCGACCAGGTCACGACGCCGGACCTCTGGTCCATCGATGAGAGCGCCGTGGACGGCATCGTCTTTGACGAGGCGGGCAACCCGGTCGAGTACCACATCCTCAAGGGTCATCCGGGCGACACGCGTTGCGGGTTCCTGGGGATCGAGTACGACCGCGTCCCCGCAGAGTCGGTCATCCACTACTTCCGCTGCGACCGCCCCGGCCAGAGTCGGGGCGTGCCGGACATCACGCCGGCGCTCCCGCTCTTTGCGCAGCTGCGTCGCTTCACGCTCGCGGTGCTCGGCGCGGCTGAAACCGCCGCCGACTTCGCGGGCATTCTCTACACCGACGCCCCCGCCAACGGCGAGGCCGAGAGCGTCGAGCCGATGGACGCCATCGAACTCGAGGCCCGCTCGCTCCTGACCATGCCCGGCGGCTGGAAGATGGCGCAGGTCCAGGCCGAGCAGCCCGCAACCACCTACGCCGAGTTCAAGCGCGAGATCTTGAACGAGATCGCCCGCTGCCTGAACATGCCCTTCAACGTCGCGGCGTGCAACTCCTCCGGGTACAACTACGCGAGCGGCCGCCTCGACCACCAGACGTACTTCAAGAGCATCCGCGTCGAGCAGGACCACCTGGCGTGCGTCGTGCTGGATCGTCTCCTCGACGCCTGGCTCCGCGAAGCGGTGCTGATCTCGGATCTGCTGCCGCTCCCTGTCCGCACGCTGGTCGCCGGGGGGCAGAGTCTCCCGCACCAGTGGTTCTGGGATGGGAACGAGCACGTCGATCCCGCCAAGGAAGCGACGGCGCAGGCAACTCGCCTCGCGTCGCACACCACGACGCTCGCGGCCGAGTACGCCAAGCAGGGTCGGGACTGGGAGAACGAGCTCCGCCAGCGGGCCAAGGAAGTCGCGCTGATGAAGGAACTCGGGCTCCAACCCGAGGAAGCAAGCCCGCTCCAGCCTGCCCCCGCACCGAGCACGGAGGACGACCATGCCTGACCGCGCCCCACGCACGCTGAATCTCTGCGCCCCGGTCGAGGGCTGGATCGAGGCCGCTCCCCCCACGGGCGATGGGCAGGCCGCGACCCTGCGCCGATTCTCGATGACGGCGTACACCGGCGGCCCCATGATGCTCGCGGGCTGGCCACACCCGGTGGTCGTCGATCTCGCCGGGTTGCAGGTCGCCGGCGGCGGCACGAAGAGCCGCCCCATCCTCAAGGACCACAACCGCTCCCTGATCGTCGGGCACACCGACGCGGTGCGGATCGAGGGATCGCAACTGCTGGTGTCCGGCGTCATCTCCGGCGCGGGTCCGGTGGCTCGTGAGATCGTCGAGAGCAGCCGGAACGGCTTCCCGTGGCAGGCGTCGCTGGGCGCGATGGCGCAGCCGGGCGGCATGGAGTTTATTCCCAAGGGCAAGAGAGCGGTCGCCAACGGCCGCGAGTTCGAGGGGCCGGTGCATATCGCCCGCCGCAGCGTGCTGGGCGAGGTGAGCTTCGTGGCCCTGGGTGCGGACGACAACACGACCGCGAGCGTCGCGGCGGCAGCGATCAAGGAGGACGACATGACGTTCGAACAGTGGCTTGAGGCCAGGGGCTTTGACACCGCTTCCCTCACCGACACGCAGAAGTCCAGCCTCCAGGCGATGTTCGATGTCGAGCAGAAGGCGGCCGCCGTCACCGCGACCGCGACGGACACCGATCCCGATGCCGGCGACGACACGGACGTTGTTGCCCGCATCCGGGCCGAGACCGCCGCGGAGACCAGGCGCATCGCCGAGGTCCGGCGGATCTGCGCCGTGGGCGGCGGCAGGCACGCGGACCTCGAGGCCAAGGCCATCGCCGAGGGGTGGGACGTGACCAGGACCGAGCTCGAGGTGCTCCGGACGGACCGCCCCGCGCTCGCTGGGGGCGGCATCCGCAAGGACACGGACCCCGCCCACTCCGGCCGGGCGCTCGAGGCGGCGCTCTGCCTGTCGGCGGGGCTGCCCGAGAAGCAGGTCGGCCAGTGGTACGACGAGCGGACTATGAACGCGGCCCTGGCGGCGGACCTGCGCGGCGCTGGGCTGCACACGCTCATGTACGAGACCATCCGCGCGGGCGGCGAGTTCGTGCGCCCGGGCCGCGTGGACAACGAGACGATCCGGACCGCGTTCAACGCCGAGCGCCGGCTCATCCAGGCGGCGGGCGGGTTCTCGACCATCTCGCTGTCGGGAATCCTCTCGAACGTCGCCAACAAGACCATGCTCGCGGCGTACACCGCCGTCGAGAGCGTGGTGGCGATGTTCAGCGCCGAGACGGACGTGAACGACTTCAAGGAGGTCACCCGCTACCGGCTCACCGGCAACGGCGTGTTCGAAAAGGTCGGTCCCGACGGCGAACTCAAGCACGCCGGGCTGAGCGAGCAGGCGTACACGAACAAGGTCGAGACGTACGGCCGGATGATCGCCCTGAACCGGCAGATGATGATCAACGACGACCTGGGGGCGTTCCTCCAGATCCCGCGCATCATCGGCCGCATGTCGGCGCTCAAGCGCGAGGAGGCGGTCTTCGAGCTGCTCCTGGCGAACCCGTCCAACTTCTTCAGCGTCGGCAACAAGAACTTCATCTCGGGCGCGGCCACAAACCTCAGCATCGACTCGTTGACGCAGGCCGAGCAGCTCTTCCTCGATCAGACCGACACCGATGGCAAGCCCATCCTGCTCACGCCGTCGGTGCTGCTCGTGCCGTCGTCGCTCAAGGTCACGGCCCAGGTGCTGATGACCGAGACGCGGATCAACGAGACGACCACCACCGACAAGGGCAAGCCCGCCGTCAACCCGCACGCGGGCAAGTGGAAGCCGGTGGCCTCGCCGTACCTCAACGCGCAGGGCCTCACGGGCGGCAGCGCCAAGGCGTGGTACCTCTTCGCCAACCCGGCGGACGTGGCCGCGATCGAGATCGCGTACCTGCGCGGCAAGCGCACCCCGACCATCGAGAGCGGCGAGACCGACTTCAACACGCTCGGCATGCAGTGGCGCGGCTACTTCGACTTCGGCGTCGCCCTGCAGGACTCCCGGGCGGCGGTCAAGAGCAAGGGTGAGGTGTAATGGGCGAAGAGAACCCACCAGCACAAGGCGAAGGCGGCGAGATCGAGCCAGGAGGCGAGGGCGAAGGCCCAGGAGGTTCACAGATGTCCACGACGAAGTTCGTACACGAGGGCGCGGCGATCGACTACACCCCGGGGGCCGACATCCCCGCGGGCACGGTGGTCGTGCAGGGCGAGTTGGTCGGCACCACGCGCGTCGATCTCAAGTCGGGCCAGCTCGGCTCGCTGGCGGTGCAGGGGGTCTTCGACTTCCCCAAGGCCACCGGCGCGGGCAGCGCCCTGGCCGTCGGCGCGCTGGCGTACTGGGACGCGGCCAACAAGGTCGCCACCAAGGTCTCGACCGGGAACAAGCTCATCGGCAAGGTGGTGCGCAACACCGTCGATGCCGACACCATCGTCCGCATCCGCCTGCAGCAGTGAGGTGCGTGCATGGGTGACCTGCTCGAACAGGGCGCGGCGTTCCTCGACGACCAGCGGCATCGGCACATGAGCCGCGCCGTGGTCTACAGGCGGGGCGCGGAAGAGAAGGAAGTCCAGGCCACGATCGGCCGCACCGAGTTCGAGCAGGCGGACGAAGCGGGCTTGATTCACCGCACGGAGTCGCGGGACTACCTGATCCGCGCGGCGGACCTGAACCTGGGCGCGGGGCCGATCCAGCCCAGGGCGGGCGACCAGGTGCGGGAGCTACAGGGTTCGCAGGTGCTGGTGTACGAGGTCAACGCGCCGGGGAGCGAGCCCCCCTGGCGATACAGCGACCCGTACCGGCGGGTGATGCGGGTTCACACGAAGTTGGTCGGCACGGAGGCGTGATGACGGAGGCAAGCGGACAACACGGGAGCAACGGCGGCAGGGCGTCGCTGCGCGTGCAGTGGGCGGGGATTGTCGTGACGATCCTGCTGGCGGCGGGCGCGATGACCGTGCAGTGGGGCGTGGTCACCGCCAAACTGCAGCAGGTCGAGAAGCGCCTGGACGAACTGATCGTCGAGGCCCGGGCCCTGCGCACCGAGTACCAGGCGATCGAGCGGCGGGTGTCGTACCTCGAAGGCCGGCTCAACGGAGCGGTGGGGAGGGGTGGCCAGTGAGCACCATCACCGCCATCGCCGACGCGGTTGCCGCGCACATCAACGCGGGGACGTACTCGCGGCCCGTCACCGCCGAGCGGCTCTACCAGCCCGCGTTCACGCTGGAGGACCTCAAGGACCTGCGCGTGTCGGTCGTGCCGCGGACGACCGCGATCTCCGCCGCCAGCCGTGACAGCAGCATCTTCGAGTGCGTCGTCGACGTGG